GTACCATCAGCAATAAGGTCTCCCGTTGCGATTTTCTTAAGTACTTCTGATTTCTTTACGTTTGGTTTAACAGTGATTCCACCGTTTTCGATTGTGTTTCCACTTAGCAAAGCGGCAGCGATGTAGCCTTGTGCTTTTTCTCCTGCGTAAGTAGTAGTAATTGATGTTGTTGTTGCCATTTTTTAAAAATTTAAGCGTTTATTTATTATTTGAATAGTTTATTGTAAATCGTTGATTTAACTGTTTTAGGTGCTTTTTGAGCGTACAAGAAAGTCTCTTTTTTTGCTGCGTTAGCTTCGGGATTGTGTTTGATTGGTGCAACCTCCTCGGCACTCAACTCAACTTCTTCCTTTACTTCCTCAACAATCTCCTCTTTAGGCTCAAGTGCCAATTTCAATGCGTCAATTTCTTTTTGCATTTCTTCGATTTTAGCGAAGTGCGTTTCCTTAGATACAGATTCAACAACCTTTTTTGGTGTTGCAACTTCTGCTTCCATTTCTTGCTCCTCTACTTCTGCCTCAACAGGTGCTTCTTCTACTTCTTCAACTTCTTCTTCTTTGTCTTTCATTTCAGAGATGATTCCTTCCTCAACTACAACAAGAATTTTCCCGTCTTCAAGTTCGTACTCTCCAATAGGTAGAGCAACCCTTTCCTCTTCTGAAACGATAAAGACTTCCGCCCCCGTTTCAAATACTTCTGCCTCGATTTCAGTACCGTTCGCAAGTTTCATTGTTTCCAACTTAACTTCCATACCGAGCAAGGTTTTGATTTGATTGATTTTGTTCATTGTGTATATTTATTTAATTATAGGTATTTTTTTGCTTTGTTTATATTTCTTTAGCTGCCGAACTAATTTTTAAAGCAGATTTACCCCAAGCACTAGATAAGCCTTTGGCAGAAGAAGATAAAGCTTGTGCACCTTTTACAATATTGGGAGCCCCTAGTTCCTTTGCAATTTCTTCTAATTTTTTTGCTTTTGATTGCAAACTATCTAAGTCATCAGATACCCTAGACAAATCATTAGATGCTTTTTGAATTATTTTCTTTAAAGGAACTGCTTTAGATGCTATTCTTTTATAGTCATCTCTTAAGTCATCAATAGCACCCAATTTAACTTCTTGAGATTTCAATTCCGTTGTTTCCTTGAATAGCTTGTTCCCTATATTTTTTAAATTGCTCATTGTGTATGTTTTATTTTTAAATACCTATTGATTTGACCTTGTTGATTGCTTTGTCAAAAGATTTTTGATATTCTTCCACAGACATAACCGCTTTAGTCATACTTTTATAAACAGAGGTTTCTTTTATGTTTATCCCTATTGATTTGGCAGTTTTTGATACTTTTTCAACTTCGGTGTTCAATTCGTTAGAAAGTTTTATTAGCTTTCTTTCTCCGTCCTCAAACTTATCTCTCAAATCCATTAAGTCTTTTTGCGCCAAGTTTCTTGCATCAAGATATATTGATTGAGCAGCAGGTGCAAAATCTTTTATTTGTCTTGCCAATTCAATTTCTTGATTTTTTAATTCAATTTCCTTTTCTGTAAATAGCTTATTTCCTATTTCTTTTAAATTGCTCATTGTATTTATTTTAAAACATTAATTGGTTACTTTTGTTGTAAATTCAAACTACTCTTGTATCACAGTGTAAGACGATTGGCTTTTAAGAGTTCCAATCCCTTGATTGATTAACTTGCCTTTGCAGCAATCTTTTGAGTATCTTTTTCCGTCAGCGCATAAGCACCCACGTCTTGAATTTTTAGGACTTGTGTAGCTGCTCATTAGTCTTTTAGTATTTCGATTATTTTATTCAATAGTTCTTCTTCTGCTTCTTGCTCAACCTCCGACATTAATCCTAACTTTTCAATCTTGCTTTTTGACCAACGCAAAGCGGCTTTTCCACCCCAAGCATCAAACATCAATTTACCACACCCGTCAGAATAGCTTTTGGAACTGTCTAAATCAACTAAATGTCTTGAAAGGTACGAATACATTCTTTTGATTGTTTTTGCGCTTATAGGCTCTCCTTTTGCTAATTGGTTCGCTCGTTGTTTACCAACTCCCGTACCACAAGAACCCCATCCGTTTTTCTCTGTCCATTCCAACACCTTTTTTGCGTTGCTCTTAACTCCTTGAGGATAGTCAGAATAAGATTCCAATTCAACCTCTGAAAGTTCCGCCTCCTTTTCAGAGAAACGACCTTCGATTGATAAGCCTAAATACTTGCCTTCTTTGATGTCTGCCCAAACCTCATCATTGTCTATCTTCATAACAACCGCCCAAGCACCTTCAACTGCATTCAATCCGTAGAGTGCAGTCTTGTCTTTTTGTACGTCCTCAACTATCCACGATTCAATCACAGAAACCCCATCTGTTTTTTCTTCGTGTTCCAAAGTTGCGTTATTGTTGTTTAGGTTTTTAAAATACAATTCAGATGCTTTGCGAACCGTATTTTTTGAAAATACAATATTGTACTCCTTGCCTTTTGAATCTCTACGATAGATTTCCTTGTCGGGAATAAGTGCCAAAGAAACAACGATTCTTTTTTCTTCATCTAAGGTTTTGAGTTCAACTTTTTGCTTTGATAGTGCAACAAAGTTTTCTTCTATTGCAGGAGTATGTACCAAGCTAATTGCTTCGATGCCATCACTCTCGATATTTTCGTCAATTATTAATTCAATTAATGGAAGCATATTTGTTTTATTTTAAAACGTTATTTATTACTTTTTGTTTATAGTGATGCAGATTCCACAATATTTCTATCTAAACTCTGTGCAGTTGAAACGTCTCCACTTACAACGTATGCTCTGACAGGTTGTTGAGATTGTGAGCCTATTGCTTCGGCTAATTGGTTTGTTTCACTACTTCCCACGATGTTGAAACTTGGTGCTTGTGGTGCTGCACTTCTTACACTTGATGCTACATTGCTCGAACTCGGCAAACTTATAGGTGCTTTTGCTTTTGATGTTGCTGACTTAATTGCTCCAATAATTCCAACTGCTTGAGCAGCGTAGCCGATTAACATAGGTATGTTTTGAGGAAAACCTATCTTTGCAGTTCGTGCAGTACCTTCTGCCACTGCTACCGTTGAACGTGCTGCCGCTTGTGTTGAAAAAGTTATTGTTTTTGTTATTTCTAAAACCAACTCCTTTGCGAGGAGAGCCTGTTTAGCTATCAGCAACGCTTTTCCTAAACCCGTTTCTGCACCTGCTAAAGAAATTAAAGTATCAAGAGAATCTCTTTTGGATTGCTCAATCTCTCTGTCTAATTCAGTTTGCTTCTGTGTGTTTTCTACTTGAAAAGCCAAAAGTTCATTATTGGCATCTTGATAAGCTTGTGTGCCTTCTTTATATGAATCTCTTTTGGAAGTTAGTAAATCTTCTTGTATTCTTTTTTCCTCATCTGCTGCTGCCCTTAAAGCTAAAAGTTTTGCGTGTTCGTTTGTTAAAAGTTCTGCGTTTCCTTCAAGTTGAGAAATCAACAATTGACCATCTGCTTCTTTTTGTGAGTTAGTCAATTCCAACTCCTCTTTTTTCAAGGCGTTTCTGTTTGCGTCTTGTTCACTTCTGAATCCTTCAATCTGCGCAAGTACCCCCTCTTTATTTGTGAGTGCTTCCGTCAAAGCGATTTGGTTCTCTATGTTTGCATTTTTATCAACTGCCGCTTGTGCTGCCTTAACTTGAGCCTCTGCTTGTTTTAGCATTGCCTCCTCTTGGTTATTTAAAACAACTAAAAGGTCATCATTTGCCTTGGTTCTTTCCTCCAAAGTCAAAAGGTCGTTGTCTCTTATCTGTCTAAGTTTCTCCGCTTGTCTGTCGTATTGTTCTACAAGTCGAGATTGTTGTGCCGTTGCAATTTCTGCTTCATTTTGTAACTTGACATTTTCCTTTGCGTTGTTTACGATTTCCTTTCCGTAATCTGCTGCGGCTTTAGCTACTTTTGCAAGACCGTCGGCTACTTTTTCCGTTGTGCCATCTACACCCGTATAAACATCAACCAATTCTTTTCCTGCTTCTTTCACAGAATCTAAAGCACCTTTAAAATCCCCCTCAAAAAGTTTTGCAAGTGCTTCTCCTACAAAGCCAAACACTTCCAACGCAGAATTGAACCTTTCAATTAAGTTATCCTGTATTGCTTTACCTAAAGACTTTACAGATTCTAAAGGATTCTCAAAAATATTTTTAAAAAAGTCTGTAATCTCCCCTGTATTGTCAACTATAAAAGAAACGAAGTCATTAAACACTAAACTCGTAGCCTCAAAAGCGGTATTAAAAAGGTCAGCAACTTTTTGATTCTGTGTGAAAATATCTTTTAAGGTAGCCAAAGCACCAATCAAAAGACCAATCCCTGCGGCTTTTATTGCAGTTCCTACTCCTTTAAAAGCTTTCCCGATACCCTTAACACCTTTCTCTGTGTTCTTAGCAGACTCCTCTATGTTGTCAATGCTATCCTTTGATTCCTTGCCTAAGTCATCAACTGAATCAGTTAGCTTTTCAATCGCTTTCGCTAACTTATCTACATTGTCTTCTGCTTTGCCTGTTTCGGCATCTATTACAATAGTTTCTTTTATCATTTCTTATATTTGTTTTGTCTTTTAAACTGACTTAATCCCTCCGATAATGTCGTAGGTAGTTTGTTTTTTCCTTTTGCAATTTCTATTTCTTCGCACTCGTTGAAATAGTCGTACTGTTTTAAAATTTTAAATATCATACCACGTTCAATAGTTCCATATCACTCTCGCCTGTTTGGAGGTTGGTTGTTATGGAGTTAATTTTATATTGTTTCCCTGAAATGATGAATGTATCAGCTAAGGTGTATTTTAAGAGTATTCTAAGCGGTAAAAATGCTTTTACCCTTGTTAGCCTTCTCTTTTCATCAAAAACGTCTTGGATGTACTCTTTGTAATTTTCTTCAAACAAACTATTGTTGTTTACGCTTGCAGTCCACTCATTTAATTCAGAATAAAAGTTTATAGTATTTTGACCTGTGTTTGTTGCAAATACAACTTGATTCGATGGCATAAAAAT